CTAAGGGCAAAGAAAGTTTTTCCTGTTGAGGATTCTCCTGCCAATGCAGTGACTTTGTTGGATGGAATACCTCCAAATAAAGAACCACTAACGACAGCGTTGAAAATGTAAGAGCCAGTATCAACAAAGGAGGATGTATCTCCTGCAGCCACTCCATCACTAACCTTACTTGCAAATTCATTTCCACTATCTTTAATTACTGTATCTAAGAAACCCATGTGTCTGTTACCTCACTTTCGTACATATTGATATAATCATGTGTTTTTGCCAATTCAAGAGCATAAAACCTTGCAGCTTCACGGTCTTCAAAGACTTTTATTTGTTCAGCGTCAAGTGCTTCCACTTGAGTATCCTGATATGTTACTGTCCAAACCGTTTTCATGCGAAAAAACTCCCTATTGTTACTTTCTTTTCGTGTGTCCATCCCACGCATTGTAGCACATTTTTGAGAGGTTCTAAGAAAGACTTCTCAAATTGTAACTGATAGTCAACATATTTGTCAAGTTTCATTTCTGGTGGGATGTCACTAAAAAATGACACACAATTCTCATGCAATGGATTTGGTGTCTTTAGGTAAATGAACTTGATTTTTTCTCCCTCTTGAATGTATGGATACTTATGTTCTAACTTGTTCTTCCTTACAAAATCATTGTAAAGTAATGCACCCCTTACGTGGATGGGTGTTCCTTTGCAATAGATGTCAGTTCTGCTGCGGTATTTTTCAAGGTTGTTAACTCCTCTGGGGAAGGCGACTCCTTCTGTTCCTTGCTCTTTGGTCTCTGCTCTGACCGCATTGACAAAAGAGATAAGCTCATCATTTGTTTTGCTGATAATGATCTTAAAAGCTGCATATAACTTGTCCCTAAAATATTGAGGTGTTGAAGACCTTGCTGTCTCCAAACCCATGATTTTCATCTTGGGTTCTTTGTACCTGACTCCTTCTGAGTCCCACACATTTAATATATATCTCTTCTTTGCTGTCCATATACCACGATCTGCAATATTTTCACGTTTCATAATCATTTTTTGATCATACGCATTAACATATGTTGCCAATTCTTCATAGGACGCATTAATAAACGGTTCAAGTTTATCTTTGCAGACCTTATCAAGTAATTCAACAATCTTATTCTTATCGTCAGACTTATTACTAAAAAATTTATTAACAACAGGTCCGAGATTAAGATATATTGAATCGGTGTCAGATGCAATGACATAATCTACCTTGTCTGTACTGAGCAGTTTATTTAGATAACCATTCATCTTGTTCTCAATCCATCGGATTGATACCTGACCAGATAGAGTAATTGCTTCTGCATTTGCAAGACGATAGTAACGGAAGTGTTCATTACCAATAGCACCATAGGCAGAGTTGAGAGAGATCTTCTTTGCCATCTGAATATTATTACAGCGAGCAATCTCTTTCATCAGTTCAACAGTAGGAGTTTTTTCATACTGTTGCTTTGCCTTAATCATTTTCTTTTTGAAGATGACTCTAGAGTCATACATTTTTTGCATCATCAAAGGCAAGAATCCTTGTTCATCTTTCCTATACTGTGCTCCGTTAGCACACACAGCAAAGTCACCATCAATATCTACCTCTTGTTGAAGTATTCTATCAACTGTAACTGTTGGGTGTCTGTCATCCGTGAGCGTTTCTGGGGAAATATTATATTGCATAATAAGATGAGGATACAGACTATTAAGGTCAAAATTGACCACCCAGTCATAGCGTCCTGCTTTTGGTTCTTTGACATAAGCACCTGCGTATTTTGCATCTTTAAGTGCATCCCTTTTAGGAGGGATAGCAATCTTACGTTTATTTAATTCACAATAGATGTAGTTGTCCCACATTCTTACCTGTGAAAATACATCTTCATAGTTTACTTTGGCATCATATGCCATAGTAAATGCTAGATCAAGTAGTTTCATCTTGTCATCAAGTTTATCTACCAACCTAACGTCATGAATATTATATTCAATAAACTTTTGCCAATTCTTTTCATAGAACTCTTTGAAAGTATCATACTCAGAGTGATCTAACTTTCTTTCCCCAAGTTCAACCAAACAGATGTGATCCAAGCGATAACTTTCTTGGTTTGTATAAGTGAATTTTCTGTATAATTCAAGGTAATCCAACGTAGAAATTCCTGGAAGATCATAAGCGATCTGTTTTCTTCCTTTAATGTAAATTTCTCTAGAAGAAATAAGCTTCCACGGGCTAAGAGACTTAGCAGCTTTCTCACCAAGAATCCTAGTGACACGCCGAGCGATATAGGGAATATCAAACAACTGTACGTTCCAACCCGTAATAACATCAGGATAATTTTCATTCCAGTATTGTAAAAAGGCAGACATCATAGACTCTTCAGTTCTAAAATGCATGTAATCTACTTCAGAATCTGTATTATCAAATGGTCTAGCACCAAAGACAACAATACGACCAGTATAAGAGTCTTTAATACTGATCGCTAGGATCTCTTGGTCTGCTGATTCTATATCAGGAAATCCATTCTCAGCAGCAGTTTCAATATCAATGTTAAAGATACGAATCTTTGAAGTATCATAACGAATCTCATCTTCTGGATGCTCTTCTACAATATACTGATAAAGATACCGAGTGTTACCATAGATATCAAAGTCATCAACCTCTCTGTATTTCTTAACAAACTCTTTAGCATCATTGATTGATCCTAATTTTAGGGGTTCAACACAATCACCTTCAAGAGTTTTCCAATCAGAGTAATTCTTACTAGCAACATAAAGTGTAGGGTTAAAAGGAACCCTATAGGAAAAAGGAGAACCGCCCTCGTACCCACGTACTAGAAGGCGGTTACCTGCCTGTTCAACATTAGTATAGAACTTCATTCGTTAAGGACTTCTGGTTCAATAGTTTTACTACTGTAGTACTTAGAGAGTATGTCTCTACTAGGTTCTACAAAAGTTAGTATATCAGAGGATCTTACAACTGTCTCCTTACTATCAGCAAAGGGTAACCAATCTTTAAGATCATTACCCTCTATTGACATAGGATTAACTAAAATACAATCAGGATCACCAAACTGTGCTCCGTCAATTTCCTCCACCTGTGCCAGTAGCCACTGGTCCTTCAGTAGCAGCACCTGTAGGTTCTTGGGTTGGTTCTCCATCTGTAGTTCCTAAAATATCTTTTCCGTTGTTTGGTAAGAAGGACAAATCAATATTTGCTTCTGCTAATTTACCAACATAATTTTGCAGAATGTCCTCAGCAGGTGGCATCGCTGAAAGAACTGAAGTAGGATTAATTCTATGATCCTCATATGGTGTATAAGGATTCCATCTGCGATAAGTCACATTGAATTGTCCTTCATCTCCTTCACTCAAAGACAATGATAGAGGATATAAAAGTTGATATGCAACAAACTTTTGTTCTCCATCAACTTCTTCTCTTATCTGTCCAAAATTACATATAATATGTTCACCTGTAATTACATGAACAACACGAATATTATGTTCAATCTGTGTAGGTGTTTCTGTCATAATTTAACAAACCTTTTTTATAGTATAGCAAATAAAAAGAGGGGTGTCAAGCACCCCTTGATATTTTATTTAGATCCTTTCAGAGATTTCTTTTTCTCTGAGAACCAAATCTTTTTCTTTTTCTCTTCTGGTACAAATTTCTCTAGTACCACTGTAAGTAATCCATCTTTATATGTGACAGACTCAACTTCAACATCTTCACCTAGTTGCCAATTCTTACTGAAAGATCTAGTAGCAATTCCCTTATGAGAATATACTTTATCTTCTTCTGCATCTGGTGATGCTGATACTGTTAGTACTCCTTCTTCCGTTGAGACCTCAATATCTGATCTTGAAAATCCAGCAAGAGCGACTTCCAGAATGGTTCTGTTATTAGATCCAGTACCAATGTTGTAAGGTGGGTAATTTGTTCCACCTGCTGATAAAGCTTGTAATCTTGTGAGTCTTTTGATGTCATTTTCAAATCCTAACATGTAAGGGGTATAGGTTTCCCAGTCAAATGTGACCATTTTTGTGTCCTCCTAAAAGCGACGTGTAGTTTATGTGACCCTATCGGCATCACA